GATGCTGCTAAAAATCAAGTCTCTATGAATCCAACCAATACCATTTTTGATGCAAAACGATTGATTGGACGCACTATGAATGATACGAGTGTACTACAAGATATGAAACATTGGCCGTTTCAAGTTGTACCTGGTAAAACCAATCAACCTACCATACAAGTGACGTATAAACATGAAGTCAAAGTATTTTCACCCGAAGAGATTTCTTCTATGATTTTAATTAAAATGAAAGAAATCGCAGAAGCATATCTAGGAAAAGAAGTCAAACATGCGGTTATAACCGTACCTGCTTATTTTACAGATAGTCAAAGACAATCCACGAAAGATGCCGGTATGATTGCGGGATTAAACGTGCTTCGTATTATCAACGAACCCACGGCAGCGGCATTGGCCTATGGATTGGATAAAAAAGAAGAACAAAATGTATTGATTTTTGATTTAGGAGGTGGTACATTTGACGTGAGTGTATTATCTATAGATGAAGGTATGTTTGAGGTAAAGGCCACTGCCGGAGATACTCATTTAGGGGGTGAAGATTTTGATAACCGTATGGTTGATTTCTGTCTTCAAGATATAAAACGTACTTACAAAAAGGAACTAACCAACCATCCGCGCGCATTACGACGTCTTAGAACCGCATGTGAACGAGCGAAACGTACTTTGTCTTCTTCGGTAATTGCGACGATTGAAATAGATTCGTTGATAGATGGTTTGGATTACACTACAACCATTAGTCGTGCGAAATTTGAAGATATGAATATGGATTATTTTCGTAAATGTATGGAACCTGTTGAAAAGGTCATTCGTGATAGCAAATTGTCTAAATCTCAAATACACGAAGTAGTATTGGTAGGTGGTTCAACTCGTATTCCAAAAGTCCAACAATTATTGTCGGACTTTTTTGGTGGAAAGGAATTATGTCGTAGTATAAATCCAGACGAGGCCGTTGCTTATGGAGCGACCGTTCAAGCGGCAATCTTAAGCGGACATCAAAACTCGGAAGCATTGAAAGATTTATTATTGATTGATGTTACACCATTGTCGTTAGGATTAGAAACTTCGGGCGGCGTCATGACCAATATAATTCATCGTAATACAACTGTACCGGTTAAAAAAACTCAAGTGTTCTCAACGTATCAAGACAATCAACCCGGTGTAAATATTCAAGTATTTGAAGGAGAACGTGCTAAAACAAAAGATAATAATAAATTAGGGGAATTTGTATTGGAAGGTATTCCACCCATGCCTAGAGGACAACCACAAATAGAAGTATCCTTTGAAGTGGACGCAAACGGAATTCTTAAGGTAAGCGCCAAAGAGACCACGACTGGAAAAGAAATGCAAATTGAAATCAAAAACGACAAGGGACGTTTAACCGATGACGATATTGAGAGAATGGTTCAAGAGGCAGAGAAATATAAATCGGAAGATTCAGAATTTAAATTAAATTTAAATTCAAAACATGACTATGAACAATCTTTGTTTCAATTAAAAACATCCATTGAATCTTCTTCTACACCAAACAAAGAGAAAGACATGGCTATAATACAAGAACATATGGAATGGTTGAACACGCATCCAGAAGAGAATGCCTCGGTCTATAAAGAGAGACAAACACAACTACAGTCACGGATAAACAATACAATGCCTTCCGTTATTCCTGAAGAAACCGAAGATACGTCCATCACTGATATTGATTAAGGTATTCCTTTGAAAAAAGGGTTAATATTTTGTCTATATTTTTGTGATTCTCATATACAAACCATTTTTTATTATAACTATCCCAACTACCTCCTAACTGTTTTATTTCCTCCTTTTGAACAAAAGGAACTCTTACATAGATTTTTGTTTTAACCGATGTACAATGTTCTAAACCAACTGCTAAATTTGCTAATTTATCTGCATTGTCATTGCCAACCGAATGAATATCTGTATGATTGGTATGTGCTTTTATATGTCTAAATTGGATATTTAATTTACCCTTATACAATTCATATGCGGTTTTAACCAACTCTTTATTTGGTATATCTACATTCCAATATTTCTTATGGCATTTTTCACCATAAGAAGAAACACACCTTAAGGCATATTCGGAATCGCTTACAATTTCTATTTTTTTACCATGTATAATATCATTTTCTATAATAGAATAAACTTCAATAATAGCAGTCAATTCTGCTATATTGTTTGTTTGTTTTCCTTTTATTTTTTTTGAAACATTACGAGGATCGTTTATACCGAAAAATATACCTAATCCTGCAACGGCATCATCTTTTCCATTCCTAGAACAAGCGCCATCGGTATAAACACAATAATCCGGAATAAAAACAACCGCGTCATTGGTTTGTTTGGATTGAACCGTATCAAAAAACGAGGTTATTTTGTTCGCATTATGCGGCATTGTAGTATTATAAGTATACACATTTATATTTATTTTAAATAAATATAAAAAGGTCTAAAGAATAGGATTTATCTTCGTCCAAACGAGCGATTACGACGTTTAGATTGATTTCTAGACATATTTTTACCAACCATTCGTTGCAAACCAATCATTCCAAAAGGAACGGACGCTTGGGCTAACACGTCCATGCTGCCTCCTCTCTTACGTTTCGTTTTTCGTTTTTTACCACCCATCAAACCCATCATATTTCCGAAGGATGTCCCTCCTTTACGTCGTTTACGTCGTTTACCGCCTGTGGTTGTAGATGGAGTGCTGGATAACCCCATTTTATTACTTAAATCCGTCAAATACGAAGCCATACTATATACTATATAAAGATAATAATTTAGAAGAGTTTAATTTTTACGCAACAGTAATATAAATATTCCTAAATGTAAAATAAAACTTATCACTACAACTATAAGAGAAATATAAATATATGGATAGATGTCTATCAAGATTATATCTATCAATGGTTTCATTACGTTTTTTAATTCTGTACGAACATCCTCTCGTTTCAGTACATCTATACACGACTTTGTAAATCTATTTTCCATACCTTCTAAATCTAAACAAATATTTATGTAATACTTTAATTATTTTTATAGGATGAACCATTAAATGACTACATATAAAATAAATTCGGCATTTCCATTCCATGCACTAAAGTTAAATCCTCCTTATTTACACAACGAACGGTATCTATTCAAATTACAGGTTAACCATGCGCCGGTATATGTACAATTTCCAATCGCATTTAGCACACAAGGCATTCGTATTATAAAACAAAAACATTTTTTAGATTTAAAATATGATACAACAAACATGACGACTATCCAACCTTGGATGGACCTTCTTCAATCTAGATGTATTGAGTTAATCCATGAGCAAAATATAAATTTTTTCTCTAAAGAACTCTCTAAAACCGATTTAATGAGGATGATGACACCGATGGCACGTCCTTCTACCGATAACGATACTCTTATACGAGTTTCGTTGGACATGGCGCATACGGGTGATTTATCCTGTATAATATACGATGAACATAAGAATATAATTCAAGATTATCGTACCATTACGAGTGAACATTCTTTTATTCCCTTATTGTTACTCGAAGGATTTACCATAACGCCTACAAGTTTTACCATAAATATTAAGGTAATCCAAATGATGGTATATGAACCAGTTTCTAAAGATATCGTCTTTTTAATAGATACGAATGAACCTACCCGTTCGGATAGTATAGATGAAACATTTAGTGATAGTGACATTTCCGTAGAAGATGACCAAAATATATTAAATGAAGTATCCCTTTCTATTTCCGACCCTAATGTTTTGATACTAAAGAAAGCAACGGATGTATATTATGAACGATATAAAGAAGCACTTATGGTTGCACGTAAATTAAAAAAAGAAGCAATGGACGCACACTTGAACGCAATCCAGATTAAGACATCCTATGAATTGGAAGATATAGAATTATCCGACCATGAAGAATAATGTAATTGTTATATATTTTTTTTCTCGTATCCTTATAATATGGTAGCTATTGCAAAAAAAGTGAATTTAAATTATGTGTTTGGGTTGCTTGCGATTATAGTGATTGGTTTTCTTATCAAGTCCGTTTTAAATACTAAATCTGGTATGTCGTCTGGTATAAGAACAACTTCTATTCAAGGCGCATCGGGGGGAGGTTCAAGTGTAGCTCAACCTGCGGCACCCATGGGAGAAAATGAACAATATCAAACCGTGGACGGAATACAAGGAACTACCAAAGGATTACCTTCTAGTTGTAACTCCCAACCTTTATTGAACGCCGATCAACTTCTTCCTAAAGACAATAATACTCAATTCCAACAATTAAATCCGCAAGGAGGTGGAGCTTTAGAAAATATATCTTTGTTACAAGCAGGATATCATAATGGTATTGATACCATCGGTTCTTCGTTAAGAAACTCCAATTTACAAGTTCGTTCTGAACCTCCCAATCCAACCAGTAAAGTAAGTCCATGGATGAACTCTACGATTGAACCTGACCTTATGCGAACACCATTAGAACTTGGTTGTGGCACACAGTAATTAAAAATATCACGATTATATATGAAATATCTTAATTATTTGATTATAGGAATGATATTTATTTCATTGCTTAAGATATATTCAGAATCCGATTACTTTAATTTAAAATGTATCATATCGGAGGTTGATAATAAAACCTATTGCGTAAGGGACCGTCATAAACTTTCATTAGCCGCTGATAAATTGGCAATTACAACACAAAATATGATTACACTTGTAAATACGTGTTATGAAAAATATCCAGACCGTGAAAATATACAACGATTGAAAAAAGGATTTAACCCTGTTAAAATACAAGAAACCTTGCCTACAAGCGAACATACTGCCTATAGTGAGAATAAAGGCGAAAAAATTGCCATTTGTTTAAATGAATATAAATACGATAATAATGATTTAATTGACAATAATACATTAATGTTTGTTGCCATACACGAACTGGCTCATGTTGCCTCCGTTAGTATTGGTCACACGGACGAATTTTGGAATAATTTCAAGTTTTTATTACAAGAAGCTGAAAAAATAAATATTTATAAACCAAAGGATTATAAAAAGGAACCTAAACAATATTGTGGCATGACCATTACGGATAATCCTTACTATGATTTTTAACATAATACAAGATAAAGTCAAAAATCATACGTGTTACAGAATACTAATATATGGTTAAAAAACTTTCATCCCTCGGTGCGATTCATACAGATACCTCTGCTTCTCGCAGAAATAATCGTATTGATGCGGCGGTTGGACAACTCGGTATTAATTTGAATACGGTTAAGAGTGATTTGAATACATATTTTGCTACGGATGTTACAGGTGCTACCGATGTTACAGGACCAACTGGCGCAACCGCCATGTTAACTAGATATCCCACACTCAATACGACCCAGGGAGTCATAGCTTGGTTTAATTCAGATCCTGGATCTTAGGTTATTTATGGATAAGCGTCTTTTTTTATATTCAATATATGACTTCTTTCAATCAACGTTAACGTCAATACAAACTGTAAACACAGAAAATATTGAAGTAAACACAGAAAATATTGATAGTTTATTGATAACAAGAACGGAACAGAGT